GTTTGCTATCGTCTGTTTCTTCCAATCATCATCCCTTCCCGGCACATCGTACCAGTTTACGGTGAACGGAACAAACTCATTTATCTTCTGTACCGCACCTTCCCATATCTTGTGGAAGGTATTACCGATACCATTGGCAGTCGATGTGATAATTACCTTGGTGTCTTTACCCGCAGAAATTACTGGATAGGTAGATGTGTAGAACTCATTTGCTCTTTCAACAAATGCGAACTCGTCTAGGAACAAGAGGTTGACCGACATACCACGGATAGAACTACCAGAGGTTGCCGCGGCAATGATTCGAGAGTTGTTACTAAATTCGATAGAACCCTTGTTGAGTGCCTTGGTTCCCGGTTGGAGAAAGAACGGAAGATTCTCTAGCATCAATGTGACTCGTGCCAACATCTCCCTAGCAGTCGCACCTTTGTTTGCCAACACAGCAATAGTTTTCTCACTATGGAAACAAGCATACCAGATTATGTAACCAACCGAACTGATTGATTTACCAGACTGTCTACATGCGAGTACGATAGAGAAACGATTGTTATTGAAGTGGTCGAACATTTTCTCTTGATATGGGTACAATCTAAATGGGACAAGTCCGTCATCTAGAGAGATTACCTTGAGATATTTTTTACAGAAGTGTACGGGGTCTTTAGAACACTTTATATATTCTTTGACTTCTTCTTCGGTAAATTGGTGCTGTACTCCGTCTCGTTTAACATTAATGTTTCCGAGGTAGGATTCATTCGTCTTCGGGTTCGACATCAATTACATTTTCCACTTGGGTTTCATTCTGTATAAGTCTCTGTAGGTCTGTTGTAGTTCCTACAAATAGATTGTTTGTTGTATTACCGAGTTGCTTGGGTTGGTCATCTTCCTTATTGATTTCCTTGTGTTTCTTATTCAAGTCCATCAGTTTGTCGGTGACATCTGCCATGTTCTTCATCATACCAGATAAGACTTCAAAGGCACGGGGGTGTTCACTCTCTCGTGCGACTTCGATCATCAAGTCCATACTCTCTCTACCCTTCTCAATTATATCATGGTAGGTATCACGAGAGGTAGTATAGTCATCTCTAATATTCTTATCGTTACTCTTATCACTCATTAAGCACTATCCAAGTCAATGGTAGAAAATCCATAGTCACTGTCTGCCGAGATTGAATTTGGGGTTGGAGTAATCTTCTGTGTTTTTACATAGAGATCACTATCAAGATTTCCTGCTTCCTGTAAGAAGTAGTTGTTACGAACATCACGAATGATGTTACCAGTCCCCTCGGGCCCATACAGTGCTATCTTCATTTCAAAGTCTAATGTATATATAATCGTTCTTCGTTGCTCAATAGCACCTTCGTAGTCATCCGAGAACTGAACCCCCGATAATGCGATAGGCACATCTTCGGTCAGACTAGGTATGTCTGCGAAAGGTTTGATTGTCGCAGTGTACTGTGGTGCAAAGTACGGAAGAATCTGTTCTACAATCTGTAGTGCGTCATCCTGTGACTTTGCATAGATGTTCAACTGAAACGAGATTGTGTACGGAGTAGATGTATAAATCTTTTGTTTTTTGGTTATATCATTACCTGCTTTGGCAATATTATTGACCTTGGGTAACTGTCGAGTTGGGTCATATGCCATATTGGTGATCTCGAACGACATACGAGGCAACTTGATTGCTACCCTGCGTTCTGCGTCCTCACCCTTAGACATCTCATCTAGTCGAGATATAAAGTTTCTCTTGGGTGCGTAGGACAGAGGCACTTTGACCTGAGAGATAGTCTCCCCTGCATTATTGTGTCTGAGTACATGAAGGTTGTTGAACATCGAACCAAATACAGATACCGCAGTCCTTACTCGTTTATGATAAAACCATGTTCCAAACATTATAAGTCCCCAAACGGATTGGACTCTGAGAAGTCAAGGAAGTCTGCTTCAAAGTCATTAAAGATTTTATTCTGCGAATCCTGCTGAATCTCTTGTAGTTCCTGTACCAGTGTCGGTGTCGATACCCTACCAGACTCAGAACCAGTGACGAATTGTGTCGTGGTGAATGTATGGAACTTACCATCAGTTGCTCCTGCGTGAGCAATCTGTAGTATCTTGGTGTCAGGATTATATGCAGTGACCTCACCCTTCATTTGATAACCAGTACCAGACTGAGATACAACCTCACCGACCTTCCAAGCACTTCCATCGGTTCCTGCCGCACCAGTAAGTAGACCATCTGAATCCATAGTCAATGCGTACTGGTATGCTCCCTCAAACTCTACTTCATCAATCTCTGCGATGGCAGTATCAAAGTTCTCATCACTGTACTCGAACAACTCACAAGTCATTCTGAATGTGGGCAAGTTGCTCATCTGATAGAACGGAGTCTCG